CCAGGTAGACCAGAACCCTGTCTCCGGTGAACACGGCAAACTTGTTGTTCTCAAAGGATGCGATGCCACGGATGCGGTCACCGTTGCCGATCATGTTCTGGACATTGAATCGAGCTGCCTTGAGCAGAGACACCTCTGTGACATCCTCGTCCTTGGGGTAGATGGTCTCGTCTGAGACGCGAGACAGCACCAGCTCATTGGGGTTGGAGTCAAAGCCAGCCACCACCAGACGGTCTTGAATCTGCACCACGTAGCGGCCACCTGTGATGGACTCCGAGGTCAGTTTGACGTACTCAAAGCCATCAAATGAGTACATGGAGTCAGCTCCAGCAGCAAGGATCACCTTACCATTGAACAGCGTGGAGGAGACGACTGAGTGCTTGGGCCAGATGTTGTCCACCTTGATGGACTTGCCCATGGTCTTTAGAGAGACGCCAACGTCTGAGTCTGTGGCATAGGTTGCCACGTTATTGTCCGAGCTAAGTAGTCGGATATGTGTGACATTGCCGGTGATGTCCTGGACTGTAGTTAGCGGAGGCTCGTTGGTCAGGTAGCCGGTGTTGGCGCAGTACAGGTTGTCAAGCTCAACGAATGGCTGCGACTCAGGACGCTCCATAGAGACATCAGAGCGAGACGTGTTCAGGCCAGCAAAGCTGGTGTAGAGCTGCGGCTTGAACGGTGTGGAGATTTTGGTCTTCAAGAGACACCGCCATCAGTGGTTCCGTTATCCACAGCCTGCATGCTGAACTCAGCACCGACACCGAACTTGGTTCTGGCCATGACTTGGTTCAGGCGTTTGAGGTAGTCGGTGTTGTAGACATTGGCCTTCTTGGAGTCCTGGTCAATGGCGTACTTGGAGATCAAACCAGCCAGCAGAACCGTGTCAGGCACGGGCCTGGTCTGGGTGGTATGAGTGAAATAGGGTACGGACACGCCCTTTGTCCAGTATGGATGCTCCATGAGATCATCAATGACTGAGTTGGCGTAGTCCATGAACATGAGCATCGTCTCTGCATCCATGGTGGATGGAGACATCTCTCCATACCGCCGTAGAGCACGGAGTGTGAGCACGTCCAATGGAGTGCTTTCGTCTACGATCTGCGGAGATGTGGAGGTAGCCATGATCAGTCAGCAGCCACGAGGTTGCCGGTAACGAAGTGGTGGTGCATTTCAAACGCCTCAACGAGATGGTCTGGCACAAGGAACTCCACAAATCCGTCTTCCTTGATCCATTGTCCTGTAATCACCTCTCCTCGAATAAGCATCTCAAACGGGTAGGTGTGCTTCTCTGCACTTTGGTAAGCCTTAAATCCAGACGATGGAGCTACAGTGCGTAGCTTGCGCCTGGCTTTGGTTTGTGAAGCTGGCGCAGCGACTTGTTCAGTCGCTTGTTCAGTCACTTCTGTGGTGTTCTCTGTTGTCATGATGTTCCTTTGTAGCTATGAAGAAAAACAGGCGGCGTGATCTCTCGACGCCGCCTGCATGCTCATCTACTCAAGATCAGGCTGCTTGCCAGTTCTTGATGATGGTGTGTGGCCGGCCTTGCAGCAACTCCAGACCGCACTCAGTGAGGTAGTAGTGCTCTGTGCCATCCGAGTCAGGCGACTGGACATCACGCTTGAGGTTGGTATCACGACCTTCCATGTACCGATACTTCAGGTAAGGCAAATCAAGCACGATCATGGTGCTGTCAAAGCCAGGAATCTGACGGAACATGGGGTGCATGATGACGTTCAAGTCACCTGCAAAGGTGCTGTATCCGCTCATGGTGACACCGTAGGTGCCTGCCACTTGCGTGGGCTGCCAGCGAGACTTGGCGATCTTCTGCAGGTTCGAGATAACCCGAGGGCCGCAGATAGCCAGCTTCTGTTTGCCACCCCAAGCAAAGATGTTCTCGATCAGCAAGCGATCAAATTCATTCTCTGTGATGGTGTTTGGAGTGGTGTATGAGGCTGCATCAACCACATTGGTGATCATGTTGAACAAGCCACCTGTGTAACGACGAGGTTGAGCGGAAGTACCGTTCTCCTCAAAGCGACGACCCCAGAACATAGAACGCTCGATGTCAGCCATGTGCAGTTTCAGTGCCTTGGTGATCATCTCCTGCTCTTTGTCGCCGGTACGCAGATAGGTAGCCTTCTGAGTGTTCGTCAGTGCAACGCCAGTCTTGAAAATCTGCGTGTAGTTGTAATCCGTTGTCGGATCAAACGACACAGCAGTGGGCTTGCCAGAACCTTCAGAGTCAACTGAGCCAATGATGACCCACTTGTCACCAACCACCGTAGCAGCAGCCGTAGAGCCAGCGGCAGCACGAGCAACGACGATAGTAGTGGTCGAACCAGAAGCTGTCGCACGGACAATTTCATTGGTGCGAGTGTTCATCAACAGGGTGTTGGTGACTGCAAAAGCATTGTCAGTGATGTTGGTCACCGTCAATGTGGTTGCCACGTTGGTGTCAATGGCATTGGATACCAGGACACGGCCAGGTAGTTCATCACGGAAGTGGTTGAACTTAGGGTCATCCGTAGACTCAGACTGAGCCATGGACAAAAGAGCATTCAAGGGGGCTGTGCCGTTAGGCTCAATCAGCGTGAAAAGCTCGCGGTAGTTTGTTGGGCGGTAGTCAAGTCCAAATTGACCTGTACCGCGCAATCCAGCAATAGCAGACATGTGAGTCTCCTTACAAGGTTTACGTTCAAGGTTGTTCGGTCACTCGCTTCGCTTTGCTTCAGCATCAGCTACGCTTGTTCACCAGTTGCCCATCCCATGTAAAGCCGTAGCGCACGTTGCAGGCATTGCGTAAGTATGCCACAAACGCAACAATAAAAAAAGCCCTCCGAAGAGGGCTAAAGGACACAACACACCAACCTACATGTTTCTGTTCTTCATGGCTGTACCAATCATGGATGCCAGCATTGGGTCAGCCGGTGCCTTGGGTGAGCCTCCAGCGGCCCCAGGAGCGCCTTCAACCATGCCAGTGAAGGCTTGGCGCTTCTGGGCGATCTCACGCAGCCGCTGCACTTCTGGTGCATCCTTGTTGGCTTTGTAGTCAGCCACCACGGTAGCTGTCAATCCAGCGTCCATGAAGTCAGGGAAGTCGTAGCCACGCTGGGCAGCGAACATTCGGAAGTCACTGCGTGTCTGAGGGTCGGTGCCAATGCCAGCCTGCTGGAACGACTGGTTCAGGTTGTTGGAGATCATCTTGTTGGCTGCATCAGCTTGCATGGTCTGTGCCTGCTGCACCTGTTGACCGGCTTCCTGCTTGGCTTGGCCGCCAGCCAGGCCGCCCTGGATGACTTGCTGGAACATAGCCATCATGTCATCCAGCTTCTTGCCCATCTCCTTGGAGGACTTGGCGGTCTCACGGAAGCCAGGAGGCAGCTTGACTGCGTTCTCCTTCTCCCACTGCTCGTACATGCCATCAGGGTCATTGTCTGTCTCCACCTCATCTCCATCACTGGACATGGGCTGCTTAGCCTGCTGCTTGGACTCAGAGTCCTTGGACTTCTGCTGACCCATCTGAGGGTTCTTTAGGTAGGCACGCATGGATGCTTCAACCAGACCAGCCACCTCATCTGGCTTGGCGTCATAGCCAGAGTTCTTGGCCGAGGTGATGATCTGTTCAATCACGTCCATCACTGGCTTGTTCTGTGCATGCTTGTAGTTCAGGTCTTTGTAGCGACCCATCATGCCCTGAAGCTGGCTGTCGGTGTACTCCTTCTCACCCAGCTTGATGAACTGTACCTCTGCCTTGGCAGGCTGCTGCTGCGGGTCAGTTGGTGCAATCTTGGACTGCGCCTTCTCCATGTTTGTTGGAGCTGGGTCTGCCTTGGGCGGTGCTGTGGGAGCTGCTGGCGCTTGTGGTGCCTGTCCCTGTGGTTGAGCCATCTGGGCTGGTGCCTGGCCTTGTGCTGGGCCGAGCTTCTGTGCTGCGATCTGTGCGATGAGTTCTTGATTGTCGAGGGCCATGATGGTTCCTTAAAAAGCCGTGGCGGTGAGGTTAAAGTGCGTCTGCTTTTCAGCGGAGGCGATAAGTACCTCGCTCTCTGTTCTTGCGATCAGAAGGTCGAGTACGTTGACAAAGTTCCTGGCTGCCGAGATGGCACCACGGCGAAAGTCAATCTCTTTCTCTGTCATAACTGGGTTGTCTGCCAGTTGCAGGCAAGCACTCAGGAGGTCATCCTTGATCGTTTCAGTGATCACTGACCAACCTCTGGAGTGCTTGATCTCTTTCAGGCTCTTGAGCGTCAGCTCAGAGTCGTGAATCTCGTTCTCTGTCATGTCAGATCAGCACTTCTTTTTGGCTGGAGACTTCTTTGCTGGCTTGCTGCCCTTGGTGAACGGGACGAAAGGGTTGGGTTTCTTGGTAGCCATGATGTTCCTTTGATGATGAAAGTTAAGTATTGCTTGCGTATGCAACCAATGCACCTATTCTGCCACGACTGATGACCTTTTCATAGAAGCCAGAATCTCAATGGATGCTGCAGCAAGCGTGCTGGATATGTCGGCTACGGAGATGGTGTCCTTGATTCGTGTGGTGAGCTGTGCATTGGTCATCAGCAGAGCTGGGTTGCCGGCATTGCGAGCAGCGTCAGACGCCAGTGACGGAGAGGCAAGCACAGCCAAAGACATCAGGAAGTCATCAAGTTGCATGGACACCTCCAGCGTCTTGTTGACCAGTGAGACCTGTACTGCTGACCCATTCAGAGCCTTGGAGATAACGACTTTGGTGTTGACCATGATTGATCCTATGAGTAAGACAGTGATGCCCGGTTGTCCCAGACCTGGGTTGTAGCGCCAAGAGCTGCGTAGGTCACGGACTCAGGCATGCCAAAGGCGTCGAAGATGACCCGACGGATGCGCCAGGAAGGCGCTGACGAGGCTGAACCAGTGTCTGCCTCACCGATGTATAGGACAGTGGCTGAAGCCTGCTCAAAGCGTTTCTGCTTGATTGATGTAGTGACTGAGCCGGTTGTTCCTGTAGATTGAGTCTCACGCACCCACGACATGGCATCGGTATCCCAGACGTAGCTGGCCACCTTAAAGACGTTCTCTGCCACATCGAAGCCGCTGGTCTCAGGAGAGCTTTGCAAGAAGCCATGCTCATCC